TGTGGTAAACGCTATTGCGTCCCATTTGCTTTTGGATATTAGGAATTTCCATATTTTGTACGGTAATTGTTAGACAAACCTACCTATTTAGTGAAGTTTTATTTCTGGTGTTGATTAGGCTCTAAAACACTAGCTTTATTTCTCTACAAGCCTAACCCTTTTTAAAACATAAAAACTGCACTCAATGAAGTGTTATATTTTCTTTATATTTTTAGTTGTTGTATATATTGGTAAAACAAGAATTAAAAGCCACAATTTAAAAACTGCAACCTAGAGTTGTTATACGGCTCCTACAACCGGAGCTTTTATTTAATCGAAATTTGATTTTCGTAGTAACTTGAAAGCTTGGATATTTCGCACTATTAGTGCTTTATCTTTAGCCCTCAAACGATCCCTCCTTTGTACCTATGAATGATACAATTTTGTTGGGTAATTTACACGTATCCCGGAATTTTACTTAACCAACTTTTTTGTTGATAATCCCCCGTAATCGGACGGAATGGAATAGATCGACATCGTTTGACAAGTGGAGTGATGACTCTACTATGATTTGATCTATAAGATTAGATTTGTTTCCCTGGCAAGGAAACACGTTTTGTTAGTCCCCGTTATGGACTAACCGTACCTTGGTCCGGGTACGTTAAAAGAACAGGCTACTAAAAAACAGAGTACAATAGCGAAGAGTTCGATAATGCAATCAAACGATTCTCAGCGTACTTATGAAGAAGCAGATAGCGCTGCTCCATTTGAGACTCGAGTTACAACTCGTGATCTCATTCTTTCTCGCGTGAAGAAAGTACCTTACCCTCTGCCAATGGAGGATTTGGTGCCCTCTTTGCGCCATATTCCTGATGGTGAATACAGGAATGTGATGAAAGCTTACCTCGACTTTGGTTCATTAGTGCCTTGTCAAGAATATTGTTCTGCCGACAATTATCGGCTATTTTCTCAAATCAGAGAGTATCTCGATGCTACTGATCTGAGCAGAAAATTACAAATTTTCTTCTACAGATTTTTTGTATCCAATGTTTTGGCAGCAACAGAGCTTATGCCTGGTGATCATGGATTAAGAGCAGTGGATGCTCCTATTGAAGTGATTCTCCTGGATATTGCTCGGCATATACAACCTCTGTTGATCCGATCTCACGTTTTCCGAGAACTTGTCTTAGCTACTCCTCTTGTTGAAGTGGAAGTTATTGATCCTTATTCTGAGGATTATACTCTTCAATCTTTTCAACAGGACCATGTTATGGCATATCTTCGAGAGTCAATTACTGACATGGAAAATGGGTGGGTCTTGGACAAGCTTGAGTCGGTGTTGTTATTTCTTGATGATCTTTCAGTTAAGAAATTAACCTATCGACATGTTCTCACAAGTTCTTTGCGTTTCGCAAAAATGAACTTGAGTGGCTCCTTATTAGAAAGATTCATGAAGCTGAACCTTTTTGAACTTGTTAAAGGTGAGGAAGAGTCTGAAATTCTTTTGGATGATTTGACTCCCCAATCCATTGACACTTTGGAGTTTTTTACAATGCTTAGATCTAATTTTCTCCTCACAGAGGGAATTATTTCCTCGCCATTGTATAAAAAGATGAAAAAGTTGGTCTTTTTTGTTCTCTCTCATTCCATATTGGATAAATTTGGTGTAAATTTCGATACTTTTGGTTACACTGAGTTTGAAAAAATGGCTCTTGAGAAGAAATACAATTCTCGTACTGGTTTCATCCATACCATACTAGATTTCACTACTTTCATTTGCGAGAGAGGTATCTATGTTTACCGTACTGGTAATTTTGATGGTTTCTTGCATAATAAGATGACGTATCAGAAATGGTTTGATTCCAGTGAGTTATTGCAAAGACAATCTCAGTTGATGCATAATCCTGAGGCTCATGGTTTCACTGAATTTGAATTTCGTGCCAATTTGGCTCGAACTGTTGAAGAAGGTGAGGCAATTTTGCGACATTCAAAGGACTTTGACGCCGCAGAGTCTCGTTTTATACGAAAGAGTCTTTCCAATTTATATTTGATTGATTCCGAATTGACCACCAGACAAGCAGCAAGAGAGAGCAGAGATGCTCCCTTTTCGGTTCTTGTTTGTGGTGCCTCTGGTATTGGAAAATCATCTATTAAAGACATGCTTTGTAAGCATTTTGCTAAAACAGAAGGTCTTCCTTTGGAAGATCATTATGTGTATACGCGAAACCCTGCTGCTAAGTTTTGGGATGGCTTTTCAACTTCCATGCACACTGTTGTTCTTGATGATGTTGCATTTATGAACCCGAACAAGGCCGCCAATGGCGATCCCTCTGTTCTTGAATTCTTGCAGGTCGTCAACTCAGTTCCCTTTGTGCCTGATCAAGCATCACTCGATGAGAAGGGCCGTACGCCTTTGAAAGCAAGATTTTGCTTGGCTACGACTAACACTGAACATTTGAATGCTCATGTGTACTTTTCATGTCCTGCTGCTGCCCGAAGACGATTTCCTTATATTATTGTACCAACAGTAAAAAAGGAGTATCAACGTGATGACGGCAGTGGTATGCTGGATTCAACTAAGGTGCTTACCACTTCTGGTTACCAAGATAGTTGGAATTGGGTGGTGAAGAAGGTTTCACCTTCGGAAGCTGATCAGCATGGAGTTCAGGGTGCATCAACTGATGTGATTTTTTCTACTGATAATGTCAATCTCTTTCTTCAATGGTTTTCACAAACTATTAAAGCTTTTGATAAGGATAATGAAACCATACGTCGTAATTTACAGTCTATGGACAATATCGCCATATGTGGCCATTGTTTCTTAGACTCAAAATTATGCAAATGTGTTGTTTGTCCTGGGTGTAGCGAATTTATGGATAAGTGCGAATGTGAGGTTCAATCCATTCATACATTTGAATTTGGTTTTCTCTCTGCATGGTTGACCCAATTTTGTTTGTTTCTCATGTGGCAGGATTTCTTTGAAATTTTGTACAATTACACTGGATTGAAGCATTTTCTTTACATGCATGCCCATTTACAGGCATACATTAATTTGAAAGCTGCAAAACAATGGAGTGCTTACAAATTGCATCAAATTCGTCGTATGGGCGCTCGTATTCACGATCGTTACACACCAGAATTTGTTGTGGGGACTTTAGTGGTGCTTTCAGCTATGTATGCGGCTTTCCGCATGTATAATGTTGTTACTCCACAGTCTGAACCCATTTCCACAAAGGATATAGGTTCAGCACCAAAATCTGAAGATTCTGAAGATGCCAATGTGTGGTATAATGAGGACATTCGCTTGACATCGTTTCAACTAACGCCTCAAATTACTTCATCAAAATCTTTGAGTATCCATCAGTTTTTGAAAGGTATTGCCAAAAACATGGTCTATGCCGTTGTTCCTACTCAGCCATTCAAATGTATGGTTATGCGACTTACTTGCCTTAAAGGCAATAAGTATGTTGTTAATAATCATTGCATTCCTGAACATACTGGAGTTTCGACAATGCGTATCAGACAGTGTAATAGCTCAGGTGGAGTCTCCTCAGACATCAACGTGAGTTACACTGAATCTGATGTGGTGCGTTATGCCAAAACTGATCTCTGCATTATTACTCTGAATCAGATGCCCCCTAAAAAAGGCATTATGCAATACATACCAGAGAGCGATATTAATATTGCTTTCGATGGTATTCAGGCTAAGCGAGATCCTAATGGTGAAATAACTCACATGAGTTTGAAGAGAATTCGAACCATTCGCCGACCGGTAAAACTTCCCGGTTTTGACGACATAGTCATCAATTCCGTTCCGGAAGTTATGTCTGAGAATGGTGATTGTGGTTCACTCATTATTGGTGATACTCCTAAGGGTTATGTCATACTTGGTATTCATGCTTTACGTCATAATAAAGTTCATGAGATCATTGGTGTCCCCCTTACAAAGGATCGTCTTCATTTTGGTGATGAGATTGGTGTTTCTGCGCCTCTCTTATCATCTCAATCCAAGGAGCGAAATTTGTTACCTTTGCATCCCAAATCAGTATTTCGGTATATTGAAAAGGGATCCTGCAACATTTTTGGTTCCTTTGATGGCTTTCGGCCGACTCCCAAATCTATGGTTACTATTACTCCTATGTTACCATTACTTTCTCCGCATGGTTATAAAGTTAAATACTTTAAGCCTATCATGAGAGGATGGAAACCTTGGCGTATAGCTGCTATGGATATGGTTGAGCCTGTAACTCATTTTCGAACAGATGTATTGGAAAGTGTCAAGTTTGAGTTTTGGGAGGATATTCGTTCGCGAATTACTCCTGAGCAACTTGATTCCATCCATGTTCTTGATGATTTTACAGCTCTAAATGGGGCATGTGGTGTTAAGTTCATTGATAAAATGAATACAAAAGCATCAGCGGGCAACCCATGGAAAAAGAGTAAGGAGTATTTCCTTGAACCTTTGGAGGAACAGCGCGGCTATCAGAATCCCCTTGCAGTGAATGAAGAAATTCAGTCTCGCATGGATGATATGCTTCAGAGATACCTTGAAGGTAATAGGGTTTATCCCAACTTTTGTGCCCATCTTAAGGACGAACCAGTTTCACTTAAGAAGGCCACCATTGGTAAAACCCGTGTTTTTGCTGGGGCCCCACTTGATTGGTCTCTACTTGTGAGAAAATATTTTCTTTCACATGTAAAATTGATACAAGAGAACCGTTTCACTTTTGAAGCTGGATGTGGTACTGTTGTTCAATCGTACCAATGGACTGACATGCATGATTATTTGATCAAACATGGCTCAGAGAGAATTGTTGCTGGGGACTATAAATCTTTTGATAAAAAGATGAGTCCTCTTTTTATCCGAGCTGCGTTTGATATTCTCATTGATCTTGCACAAGAATCTGAGTATATTTCACCCAGTGATCTATTGGTCATGCGAGGAATAGCAATTGATACTGCTTACCCTTTGATTGATTTCAATGGTGATTTGGTGGAATTCTTTGGTTCTAACCCTTCAGGGCATCCTCTCACTGTTATTATCAACAGTCTTGTGAATTCTTTATACATGAGATATGTCTATCGCATGTTGAATCCACAAGGGAGAGACTTGCCCTCATTACACTCCAGCACGCGTTTCAAAGAATCAGTTTCTTTGATGACGTATGGTGATGACAATATCATGTCTGTAAGCGAAGAATGCTCATGGTTTAACCATGTTGCAATTTCTGGCGCTTTTAATGATATGGGCATTGTTTACACTATGCCGGATAAGGAATCTGAATCTGTACCTTATGTTTCCATTTACTCTTCTTCTTTTCTTAAGAGATCCTGGGTTTGGAATGACGAGGTAGGAGCCTATTTAGCTCCTCTTGATCATGATTCAATTGAGCGCCAGCTTACTGTTTGGGTTGCTTCGACTTCAATTTCGGAGTCTGAACAGGCCCTTGAGGTTATCACTGGTGCTGGTCGAGAATATTTCTTTTACGGGAGAGAAGTATTTGAAGAGAAACAAATCCTGTTAAAGGAAGTTGCTACTCAATTAGGATTAGAAGCTTACTTTAGACCTACTTCATTCTTACCTTTTGATGTTCTCAAAACATTGTTTTGGGACTCTTCCGATGAGTGTGAAGCCAAAGCGGCATTTGAGGAAATGTCGAAACGAAACCAAAATTCCTCTCTCAATGGCAGTTACTGCTCTCATCAAGGTGTCGACGATGAGGGAGAATGGGTTGTTGAGGATTCTCACCAGGGCGCTCCCCAAAGTTCCTATTTAGGAATGGATTGGTTGGATCCACAGGACACAAGTGACGGAGTGAATTCTGAGTCAGATCACTCTTGTCGAGATTCATTGACTTAGCAAAAACAATGCAATAAAATCCTGTTATGCAGGTCTCAACCATGAGTTAAATGGTCTTCTTGATCTAGGAGAGCTAGATTACACATTACAATCGAGTGAGGTCGATATGGTAGCTCCTAAAACCTCACAAAGTGGTGCTGGTGAAAATAAAGAGCAAACTGTTACTTTTACTGACAATAATCAAGGCACCATGGTGAACTTAGCTACTGTAATACCCAGTCTTTCGACTGATAATCCCGAAATTTTACATCTGAATGAGTATTTTTCTCGTCCTGTAAAAATTGATGGTTTTGCTGTTGCTTTGGGAACCCCAATTAATAGATCCATTTTTCCTTGGACATTGTTCTTCAATAATGCTATTATAGGAAGAAAATTGGATAATTACTTTGGTATTCGATGTAATTTGCACATTAAGATAGTGGTTAATTCCACACCATTTGTTTATGGTGCTATACGTGCTTCTTACAGGGCTTTACCATTGTATGACACTGCCCCTATTGCTGCTGGTGATGAAATTATTCTTGAGTCACAACGACCAGGAATATGGATCTATCCACAATCAAATCAGGGTGGTGAAATGGTGTTGCCATTTCTGTGGCAGAGGAGTTGGCTCAATGCTACCCGTGCTTCAGATTTTGATGATATGGGTGAATTGATTTACAGAACGTATATCACCACCCTGTCAGCAAATACTTCTGTGGGAGCTAATGTAGACGTAGTCACTTATGCTTGGGCCTCTGACGTTGAATTGTTAGGAGCCACGGATGAGTTATCTTTGCAGTCCACTCCCCAGAAGGATGAGTATGCCATGAATGGGGTTATTTCGCGTCCTGCTTCTTCAATAGCGAAAGTCGCTGATACATTGACTGAGGTTCCTATTATTGGCCCTTTTGCTACTGCTACCAGCATGGCTGCCACCGGTATAGGTAAGGCAGCTGCTTTACTTGGGTACTCTAAGACCAAAGATGTTTCTGATGTTCATTACATGAAGCCATCCGCTCTGCCAAATTTGGCAGCTCCGGATCTTCCTGAGTCTGTGGATAAATTGACGCTTGATGCAAAAAATGAATTATCCATTGATCCTCGAGTCACTGGTTGTCCACCTGATGACCCTATGAATCTAGCAGCTTTTGCCGCACGTGAGAGTGTGTTTGCCGCTATCTCTTGGCCAGAGACTGCTACAACTGGCTCCGATTTGATTAATTGGGGAGTTCATCCTGGATTTGTTTCTTCAGTTTCTATTACATCTGGAACTAGATTCGCAATGACTCCTTCTTGCTTTGCTTCACAGTGTTTTCAATATTGGCGAGGCGATATGATATTTAGGGTCAAAATCATTGCTTCGCAATACCATCGTGGGCGGTTGCAAGTTTCTTGGGATCCTAGGAAGCCAACTTTTGGAAAGCTTACTGATGTTTCTGCAAGTGTCTATAACACAATTATGGATATTGGTGAAAACACAGAACTAGAATTTCGTATACCCATGTCACAGACTGTGCAGTTTTTGGAGACCATTGTTCCCCCCACAGAGATTCATAAAACTGGTGCACCTATATTCAGTACTAGTACGAATATTGTTTACAATGGCTATATCACCGTTAAGGTTCTTACAGAATTGTCGTCCCCTACTGGTTCAGCTCCAGCATCCATTATTTTCTCTGCGAGAGCAGGAGATAATTTTGAATTTGCAGGTCCTATTGAGCCCGATTACAATTTCTCTCCTTATACTCCTCAAAGTACTGAGATGGCATATGATATGAATGGTGAAATTGAAATTGGAGGTGGGAGTACTCGCTCCGACCCCAATTTATCAACTGTTTATATGGGTGAGAAAATCCCTTCAATCCGAACTCTATGTCAGCGATCATGTGCTTATGCGACCGTTTCTTTTGAAACTCCTTCTGATGCTTTTCATACAGGCTTTTCTACTTGGATTCATCATCGCCTACCGTTATACCCGGGTTATGATACGCTCGGGGGTTCGGGAGCAACTGGATTGATTTCTGGGGTGTCAGAGCCTTACAATTGGGTTAATTGGAATTATATGACGTGGTTTTCAATGTGTTATGTTGGTCAGCGTGGTGCTATTAATTACTACATGATGCCTTCTTGTTTGAGGGATTTCATGCCGCAACTAATAGCTACTCGAGCCCAAACTTCTGGAGTGACCTACATAATGGAGGGCTTGAGAACAGTTGAAGGTGATACAGTCAATACTATCAATGCAATGACCAATCGCCTTTTTGCCTCTTGTAGAGGTACTGCAGCAAGTCACACCACTAGCAATGGGACTCTTTCACTATCTTTGCCATTATACTCAAACTACAAGTTTGTTTCAAATTCGACAGCTACACGTTCTACCGGGACTAGTAGAACTGTTGATAATACTAACAAAGATGGTTTTGAAGTCCATGCCTTGATGCCTTTTGGGACTGCATCGAGTCCAATTATGCAAGTTTTTTGCAGTCCTGGTCCTGATTTCTCGTTGGTTTATTTTCAAAATGTACCATCGATGTATCGGTATTCGGCAGATCCTGTTCCCTCTTAAGGGAACATTAGGGACCTAGGGAAGGTCCTTATAAATATATCCTCCCTTCCTCAGGGAGACAGAGGTTCTTTATCTGATCTTGGGAAGATCATGCCAAAAAGAACTATCCCACCGAACTCAGGTTAAACGAGTACTTTGTATCAAGTTGATCGTTAGATACAATTTTAGAAAAGATCTTAAACTCATTTAAACTAGTGAGTATAAATAACGATAGTTATCCCAGCCGGGCGACGGTTGGGGGCAATAATGTCTAACATTGCCAAATTCGCAGAACATGTAATCTCTTAGGAGATGCTCACATGGAGTCTTTTACGTACTCTGCGAATTTCGCAGGGGAAAATTTTTGCTCTATCATAAGTGTGAGTCGCCATATTTTACGAGTTTTGGCAGCGGTTGTCGC